TGCGTCCATTGATGGACACAGCCAGCTCGCCAGTCTTTAGCTGATCGGGGCGTAGGCGAGCATTGATACGGGAAAACCCAATATCAACCTCATCATTGAATTGACTATCTTTTTCGCCGAAGCTATTGTAACGAGCCATTGGCCCATTATACCTTGCGCCGCTTGTAGTCCACGCCCTTAATTGTGCCCTTATTACGGGATGCGTAGAACACGGCTTCGCCGCGCTTCTTGCCATACTCCTGAAGCATGGCCTTCTTTATCTTCTTACCCTTTTTGGTAAGCGGCATAATTAGCAAGCCTTACGCTTACCATAGCCCATCTTCTTGTCGCCGTATTCCATTTTGCGCTCGCGTTTGCCTTCAGCCTTTTCGTGCTTCATCATTTGCTTGCGCGACTTATACTTTTCGTTTTTCATGCTCATAGGAGAATATTAACACGACCAAGCCCTGCGACTCCAATAATTTGCCGACAGCTTGTTAGACGTGCCTTTGATGCCGCCAGACCTAGCGCAATAGGACTTCTTGCGTGCGGGTTGGCTCTTCTTAATCGTCATGTTGGCGTCACCAAAACGTATCACCCTAGACTTACCATCGGCACAGGCGCGGACAACGCTCTTCTTTCCGCCGCTTATATCGCGTCTTGGGCTGTTACAGGGTAGATTGCGTGGGTTCATACGTCAAATGGCCTTAAATCGCAAGGAAACAGGGTTCTAGGGCCTATTGGCTTCCTTCTTCTTACGGCGTTTCGGCTTAATTATAACAGAAGGAGCTTTTTTAGCCCCAATCCAAGGAGCCACGGCAAAGACAATGCCTAGCCCAGCAGCCACACTAGCAAAGCGTTCAAAGGCTAATAGGGCACTATCTGCCGATTTCTTATACTTACGGGATGTTTCTAGGTTTTCCAATAGGAGTTTGTTGATGAGCTCTGTCATTGGGTCAATGACGCCGTAGAGTTCAGCAGTCATGGCAGGGGAGTTGAGCATCTCAATGTTTCCTTTGTCACACGCTTCTCGCGCTTTCTTCAAATAGGCTTTAACCAACTTATGCTTGGCCACCAGCTCTTTAGGCTCTCCAAACTCGGCAATGAGCCGTTCAGCTTCGGCTTCTAGCTTGGTTAGCGAAGCGCAAAACTCCTTCCCGTCTATCAATCCTTTGCTGGCTTTAGCCTGACCATCCACAATCGCCAAGCCATAGATGTCAAAAAGTGGGCTAAGGACATTACTAGTAAGGGCAAACTCCCTGTCGCTTTCCGCAATGTTCCCCGAAACCTTCTGCACCGTCATCACTCCGACGCCCGAAAAGCAGACGACGGTTGCGGCCAGCGCAGCGGTGATGAGCTTCGGGTTCATTTCTTCAAGAGCTTGCTCGGATTCTTGGAATACTTCTTCGCTAAATTCGTGATGCCGTCGATAATCTCAGGAGAGATGACGCCCGCAACGCCGTAGGTAATTGCCTTCACGAATGAACTCACCTCGATTTGCTCGACGACGAACCAAGCGATTGAGCTGACGATTGCGGCCATCACGATGCGCCGAATTGATTCCCATACGTCGCCTTTAATCGGATTCGCCAGCAAACGCGCAGTCATTCCTGCGCCGCCGATGACGGCTGTGAGCCATCCAGTTTCTTTCCAGAGCCGAGCCACCTCGACAAAGTCTTTGGGCTCCGTGCTCATTTCTTGCGGGTCATCCTATCGCCAAACCACCATCCGATGCAGTTGAACGCGCAGAACTGAATTTCGTCAATCATGTCGGCTTGCTCGGAAATCGTGACGCGAAAGAAAACGATGGTCACGAGCACGAGGAGAAGCAGCGTGATGACTGGACGAAACAGCGTGATCGTGTTCGCAGCCCACGGCGAGATGTTGTCGGGAGGCGTGGCCGCTTGCTGACTAGCCGTGAACGCATCCCATTTCGCCTTGTCGCTGGCAATCTCAGCCATGACTCGTGCCTCCTCTAGCTTACGCTTGTGCTCTTGGGCCGACTTGTAGTTGTCGAAGAAGCCATTGCCAATACGAAGCAAGACGCCGAGAGCACCACCACCAAGGGCATTTGTGATAAGATCGAGCATAGCTTATACAGCTTTCGGATTCGTCAAACGGCGGAACAAGAAATACGGAAGCCAAATAAACTTTGGGATGCGCGTGACCTGAACGCTTGTTCCTGCGATGAGCGCTAGCTCAGCGTCCCAGATCTTTATGCGAACAGGTGAGCCATCAGGCGAACAACAGTTGACGAGTCGGACATAGCGCGTCGGAGCGCGGCCCTTAAACCAATAGTTGTCGTACTGCCCCAACTCGACGGTGCCCGAAATGACGCAGTTATTGAGTTCAAATCCCTCAATCGCGCCTTTGACCGTGACCGAGCCTTGAATCGTGCAGGACTGAATCAGGTAATTGCTACCGCGCACACAATCAATGGAGTCCTCACGGCTAGCAGGAATGACCAGCCCAGTAGCCGTTAGGTTGCTTACGTTTGAGCATTTAAACAAGTCGTCCCATTGCTTAGGGTCGCTCGGAGCTTGCCAGTCCTCAGACGTAACGACCTTGCCGTTGTCCGCAGGGCCAACGTAAGAACGCCAATTAACGTCTGAGGTGCCAGCCATGTTAGTCAGCTTTCTTCTCTTCTTTAGGCTTCAGAGCTTCAACGAGCACTTCCGCACTCTTGCGGAGGATTTCGTGTTGCTCGGCTGGCAGAGGAGCTAGGCGGGCGGCGGCGTATAGGTTATTGAGGGCTTGTTCGGTATTCATGTTATGGATTATTTGCCTTCTACGGCAGCCATACGTTGACGAAGTGCTTTCAATTCTGCAACTAGAATAGGAATGAGTGCCGAGTCACTACGCTGCCATTGTTTCGTAATGGTTTCTGGGTCTTCGTCGCCTACGCTCACCGCACCGATATGAGCAAACATTGGGTCTGCGGCGTGTTCCTCTTGAGCAATAAACCCAACGACATTTTTGCCGTTCTCGTCGCTGTTTTTCCAGTCAAACACGCGAGGTTTGAGACTATCAATTAGACGACCAGAATCCGTGAAGTCGCGGAGGTTTTCTTTGAGGCGACCGTCAGAAGTAGTGTTGTAAACCACGGCATCGGTCGTGGTGACGCGGGTGATGGAGCCGATGACCGTTGCGTTAGCTTTTCGGAAAGAGGCAAAGGTGACAGAAGTTCCATCCCCACTGCTCCGCAGAGAAAGCCCTGTGTTGCCATCAGCAAATGCAGTTGCTAGCGGGGAGTTGCTGTTGCCGATTGTTTCTCCATTTGAACGAAAAAAACCGGAGACATCACACACACCCGTCACCGCGAGTCCGTTGCTGTCCAGCGACATCTTAACTGACGGCGTAGCAGCACTAGCATCTAATGCCCAAGTGAGCGCATTACCATTTTTAGCGTATGTCCCGATTGATTGATACCAGCTATTACCGTATGCCGCAAAAACAACACCTGCGGAACCCGAAGACCCAGTATCTTGATTAGATACAACTAATGCACTAGCACTATTTTGACTTTTCTTAAATTCTGAAAATCCAATAGTCCATGCAGAACTCGTCGTCCCCACCAGCAGATTACCGCTGCTGTCGATGCGCATACGTTCGGTTACAGCCGAGCTAGATGCGGTAGTTCCAAAAACTAATGCTCCATTCCAAGTGCTTGTTGAACCTTCCTTAATACCTTGAATCTTTGCGTAAGGATAAGGAGAAGTGCCTCCAGTTCCATTGTTACCGCCAAAAGCGATAGAACCACCGTATCCAACCGTGGTTGAATCGGTGGCGTAAACATTAACAATACCATGGCTATCAAATAATTTATTTGCACCACGAACATCTAGATTAGCAGCAGGACTCGTCGTCCCAATGCCGACGTTGCCTGCCTTCGTTATACGCATATACTCGCTCGAAGCAGCGCCGTCTGAAGCAGCTACTGCAAAGGCAAGAGCGCCACCACCACCAGCAACGCTCTTAGCGTAAATAGAGGCGTTTATGATGTTGCTCGTGAAGTATGAAAAGTCGATCCCAGCGCCATTTCCCGTAGAACCGCCGGTGTCCGTCAGCATTAAGCGAGTGGAGACGACTCCAGCGCCGCTAGTGCCATATGAATGTAGAGGTGCAGCAGGACTTGACGTCCCAATCCCCACTGACCCACTGCTCGTCGCAAAGTTGGCTCCTGTGGTGCTCGACAACGCGCCAGTAACAGCGAGTCCGGTGGAGGAGATGGACGCGCCGAGAGTGCCCGATGTAGTCGTGTTGTTGGCCGCAACGTAGAAATCATGTTTAGTCGCCGCGTTTTGCGCGGATGCGCCGCCACCATAGGCGATGGTGTTTTCGGTCGCGGTGGAAAATGGATACATTACCATCATATCTTCTTCCGCCGTGTTGTAATGGACGCCCACCCATCGGCTTTCCTTCGTAGTGCTGGTCGAGAGGTTGTTTGCCGTGCGTAAAGCTATGAGATTTCCAAGCGCGGAAATGCCGCTCGTCGCGCTCAACGTCGTAAACGCGCCCGTGCTCGGCGTCGTGGCGCCCACCGTGCCGTTGATGTTAATTGACGCCGTGCCTGTAAGGTTCGTGACCGTGCCGCTTGTAGGCGTGCCAAGTGGGCCACCACCATAGAGCAACGTACCCGTCGCGTCTGGCAGCGTAAGCGTACGGTCAACGGTCTGCGTGCTCGACAACATCGTGCGCGTGTTCGTTGTGCCGCCCGCAGCGTTAAACATGATGCGCTTGGTTTCATCCACACCGTCTGTGACGTTAACATATCCGCTTGCGCCTTTGGCGACTAAGTGCAGTCCAACAGACGCATCGCCACCTGTTGCCCTAATATGCACAGGGTTTCCTATTGCGGCATTCTCAATCGAAATCTCGTTTACCGCGCTGGCAATCGACGCTAGCTTTAGCGTCTCGTTGCCGCTCGCGTCGTTGATTTGCGCGATGACTGGAGTGACGATGGTCGGCGAGTTGCTCAACACCACGTTGGTCGTGCCCGTAGAAGTTGAAACGCCCGTGCCGCCAGAAGCCACTGCAATTGGGGTGGAGGCACTAACCGTGGTGAAGGCACCCGTAGATGGGCTAGAAGCCCCAATAGCCGTGTTTGTAATGCCAACAGCGGAATAGTCTGTGCTCACCCCTACAACAGCTCCCGTGCGACCAAAGACGCTGCTAACAGCATCCGTCAAATCAACTTTCTCCCATGCTGTTCCGTTGCTAATAATCCAGTCGCCAATGGCAAACGTAATGCCAAACTGCGTGCCAGCCGTGCTGACAACGTAATAATCGCCTTTGGTAGAAGCCGCAGGAGATGCGTTTAAGGTTGGGCTATTTGCAGAAGCATCCCATGTCCCCTTATAATTGACCGTTCCGCTAACAATCAGCGGGGGAGAATAGTTGATAATTTGGTCAAAAATGCCGGACATGGTTAAATGTAGTTGAGTTCGCTAATCGTGAAGATGCCAGTACCGCTAACCGCAATGACTTTGGCGTTCTTGGCCCAGCCCGCGCTCCAGATGCCGCTATTACCATCCTTGAAGATATGCCCAGCAGTGGTGGTTGGGGTGGAGCCATCAATAGTGAGACGAATGTCCGCGCCTTCCAACGTCCAGTAGATGTGACTGGTGTTGGGATTGAGGGCCGCGACAATGAAGTTGGAAGCTGTGGCACCAATCGAAAGGGTACGCATGGATGTTCCGCTAACCGGAAGCACCTGCATTGGGCCATTAACTATGCGTGAGTTTGACATAATTAGACGGTGAAAGGGGTTGCCTGAACCGAAGCATCCGTAGCGTTGGCGCGAATGAACTTAGCCGCCATAGCCGTGTTCTTATTCCAGAAGAACGGAGGGGTGAGTTTCTTAAACAGATGGCCGTTGGTGGAGCTAGGATTGCTACCATCAAACGTCACCATCACATCGTCGCCCTGAATATCAATGAGGACATACTTGGTTTTGGCAGACGACCAAGCATTCGTGAGACTAACTACCGCCGTGCTAACCGCAAGGCGTTCGTCCGTTTCACCAGTTGGCGTAGGATAGAGATTAACAACGAGGGAGTTATTCATTGACGGGATTGTGTTGAAACGTAGGTAGAAATACGACGAAACAAAGCATTGTTATTGCGCTGATTTTGAGCTTTGCTTAACTCTAGCATGAGATAGTTCATGGCAATTTGCTCTTCAGCAATGGCTTTGTCAACCTGACCATCCATACGCAAGAAGTCGGCATAGGTGGCATGGGCGGCGTAATAGAAGAACTCCAAGGGAATATCCGTGGAAATGGCCGTATAGGGGCCGGGCCATTGCTTCTTGTAACCAACCCAGAAGCCAGAGTTGCCTGTGGCGTTGTTGATGACCGTCGCCCCATCGCTATCAACAAAGAACTCATACTCGCAAAATCCGTTAGTGCTAAACGGATTGGCGTTCCAGATACGGTTGAAGTCAGAAATGTCGGCAATGGCAACGGGGGACACGGTAGCGGTGCCACTGTAAGTCTCGGAACCTGCGCCAGAGCTCAGGCTGTAAGTGAACGTGTCATTCTCCACGTTCGTTGTCTCAATGCCAGTAACCGTAAAGGTGCCGTTGGGAGTCACTGTGCCACTAAGACCGCTAATCGTAACACTCATGCCAGAGGCAAACGTCACTGCGGCTGTGCAAACAATCGTAACCGTGGTTGCACTTCTACTAGCAGACGAAGAAGCGCGAATGCCAGCAACATTGTCATACTCGCGGGCAATGACGTTGTTGACGGCTGGCCTAACCTGAGCCCCTACAATGTAGCGTGGCCAAGTAGGACTAAAATCATAGGCTTCGTACAAACGACGATTGGCCATTGACAGCACCTTGGACTGTTCAAGCGTAGTGAACGCATCAACGCCCGATAGGGCTTGAACAAGAGTCAGCAGGTCAGAGTATGATTTGTTTTGCATTATACCTTGTTAGGGGAGAGTTCTGGCATCTTCCGATTGAAGAATCGCATGAAGTCTTTGCTGTGAACCGTCTCATAGCCATACTTCTTAACCAATCGGAAATACTCGCGTCCGGGAATGACGCCTATACATTTGCCTAAGCCGGGAATGCTCTTGTGATTTTTCATCACAGAGGCTTGTGCGCGAGCTACATTGGTGCGCTCAAACTCTGTGGCCTTTTCCTCAACAAGACTTTCTTTAACGAGATTGAGAAGCTCGTTATCAATTTCTTCTTTGGAGTAGGTATGTGGTTTATGGATGATGTTCATGCAAAACAAAAAGGCCACCCCAATTAAGAGGTGGCCAATTTTAACACGAACTGGGCCTAGCTTAAGCGAGGCTAACCAGACGGAACTTAAACTTAACCTGACCAGCGGTGAGCTCGTTGAGCGAGTAATCCGTACCAGTCGAGACGTTGGGGATGAACTTCAGATCAATGGTGTCGGCTGCGGTATAAACCTTGCCGTTTTCATTGTCGATGTAAGCACCCGTGTCAGCAACGAAGGTGATTTCTGTCTGGTCAACGTGCAGGGCCGCAGTTGTCAGAAAGCCATCATCATCCGTGCCGTCGCCAACAATGACGTTCAGCTCATCGCCGCCGCCGCTGTCGTCGAACGCAGTCATCAGGTAGGCCGAGACATCCGTAACCATCGTCCCAGCAGGGATGACGTATGTGAATGTCTTGGTCGCGTTGTCAGCCAAAACGCCAGCATTAGCAACCGAGAAGGCTGCGAAGTCAATAATGAGCTCGTCGGACATACCGAACGCGCCTTCGTTAACAGTGAGTTTAGGCATATTATTATTCCTTTCTTGGGATTATGTGAGGGCCGTAATCTTGCCGTGAGCACCGGGGTGTTTCACGATAAGAGTAAGAGCGCAGTCAACGTAGCCACGCTCGCCACCACCGAGATTGGGGAGACGGGTCGAGCCAGTTGGGATGAGTTCAGCAACACCGTAGTACTCAGGGTTAACCAAGTAGCCAGTGTCTTTGTTGGTCGTGTCAGGAGCGCAGTCAGGGTTCATGTTCACGATGGACACGATGCCGTGGTCGCTCTCATAGAGCTCAACGGAGAGCTTGATGGAGGCTTCGCCACCGCTGTACATCACTTTACGAACCGAGTAGTCAGAGCTACCGGAGGTGCGAGC